TATTATATCCTCTAGATGCTTGTGAGGCTTGTAGTTCAATTCTCTTTAACTCTACTGCTGTAATGCCAATTCCATCTGCTCTTAACATCTTTTTAAAGTTTTCAACTACAACACCTTTTGTCCATTGTTCAGTATAAAACATTTCAGTTACATACCTACTAGACTGGTCTCTTACATAACGTTGATAGCTTTCATCTTTATAAGTACCTAGTGCAGTTTCAATTTCATGAAATAAATCTTTTAAAGCCATTAAATAACAACTTTATATAAATCAAGTACTCTTTTTATATGGTCAGGAAAGTCACTGCTATTTCTTAGACCTGCAGTACCTTGATTCTGTTGGACTGCTCCGCCCAAAGTTCTTCTTTCTTTATGCTCATCTTTTATATAGTAGTTAACTAAGTCAAATAAAGCTAACTGTAAATCTCTTGGTGTTGAGGCATACCCTGCTCTATATGTAATCTTTACAGCGCCTACACCTCTTGCCCAATGTATCTGATTACCGCCTGCATTAGTTCTAATTATTGCATCGGCTTCTTCATCAAGATAGTATTCATATTTAGCTGTAGTAAGTTCTGTATAACTATCTGAATAGTTTTGTCTTTCTTCTACTTTTGTTATAGAAACTACAGGACTCTCACTCACAATTATGGTGTTAGTAAAGTTATCTTCAATTGTAAAAGTTTCAACTTTGTCTGTACTATAAAAATCTACGAAACTTGTTCCGCAATACCTTTTAACTAAATCAGATACCTGAGGTACTATAACATTTAAACGATCGTCATCCTTCTCCCCTCGAAGGCCTTCTGCGTCTTTGTATTCATTTACTGTTATTAAGTCTGCCATAGTTAAAAAGGGTGGGTTTTAAGGAAACCCACCGAAAACCTATAATTAGCTATTAACTAGCTGCTGCGTACTTCCATCCGTGTACTGTGTGTGCACCTTCAATTAACTCGGCAAAGCCTAGTCTTTGTGAAGCTACTAATACTCTTCTTTGGTTCGCTACTTCGTAGTCAGATTCTATTGTTACACCTCTTAGTCTAGGCATTACATAGTTTCTTGGGTATACTGCGATAGCACCAGTTTTTGTCGCTGCTTTAGTAGCAAATTCATCACATAAAATGACTCTTGAGCCAAATACTTGTCCGATTTCACCACTTAATTTAGTAGCCATGTCACCAACTAGGTTAGCGTCTTGGAACTCTGCATCTTCAAGTAGGTTGTAGTAACCTTCTTGTGAAACAAGATAAACAACTTCTGATGGATTAACACCATATTTGCCCATGTTCTTTCTTAGACCTAATAGGTCTGCTGCAGTTAAAGCATCGCCTGCTGCATAGATTCCACCTGAGCCGCCACCGACGTCTACAGTGTTAAATGAACCATTACTTGCATGCTCAATCAAACCTTCAAATGAAGCTGCTGATGTACCATATACACCTTCAGCATTGTCACCTGCTAAGATAGCGTTCTCGATACCTCTTGCATGTGCTCTTACCATTGACTCTCTGATTAAAGGGAGGATAGGCATGATTGCATCTTCTTCAGTCTCGTTACCTAAGTAAGATTGTGAAATAAGCTTTTTAGTTGATAATGTAACTTCTGTTAAGTCAACACCATCATTAGCACCTAAAGCGGCACCTCTAGCTTCTAAGTTTCCTTTTGGATTACTTCCACCAGCTGTTTGTGCTGATGTAAACTCAGCATAACCAGCGTCTGGTAATACTGGGATAACCATATTAGCGGAATTCATTTGAATTTCTCTAAATAATGGGGCTAATACTAGCTCATTTTGGATATCTCTTTCAATTGATGTTGATACTAACTGTTCAAAGTTAGCTGAAGATACTTCTACACCTGCTTGTGCATTTACTGCTTTCATCACACCTTTTGCATAGTCTGTGTCCCAACCTTTACCAGTAGCTAAACCAGCAAATTTTGCATCCATAACATCTTGTTCAAAGTCTTTCTTCCAGTCGCCGTTACCTTGTCTGTTAGCAAAAACTCTTTTAGATTCACGAATATTCATGATTTCTTCTGATTTCTCAGCGAGTTGCTTTTCTAGGCTATCGACTACTGATTTTAAGTCTTCTTGTTTTTCATTGACTCTAGTTTCTAGGTCGTTCATTAGCCTTTCAGCTCCTGTCAAACCAGCTTCCACTATAGTTTTTGTTTCAATTTCCTTTGCTTCTTGAACAGCTTTTTCTTCAGCTTCAACTTCAGCTTGCTTTTCAGCCGCTTCTGTTTGTGCTTTTTCGTCTGCTGCCTTCTGTTCGGCTTGCTTCATTGCAATCTTAGTCGCAGTATCTTCTGCTACTTTTTTTGCAAATGCTTCAAGATCGATTGAAGTTTCAGGAGATTTTCTTTCTTCTGACATATCAGTCTCCGTTGATGAGGATTTCTCCTCGCTTGGCTGCTCAATTTTAACAGCATCTGCTGGTGCAGTTGAGTTAGCCTGTAATATTTGTTTTTGGTACTTTCTATACTCTTCCATAGAATCAAAAGACTTTGCTAGTCCAAAGGTTGCCCCTTGGTTGCAAGGTACTGACACTACAGATACTTCAAAAAGTTCCGCGTCTTTTATTTTATATCCATCGGTTTCAGTCATATACTCAGAATCCTTACATCTGAATCCAACTGAAAATGCTCCGAGGACACCATCTTTCACCAAATGAGTAATGTCACCTGCGGCTTTTGATATCTTTGCAGTTATCTCTAAACCTTTATCTGTGACTTGTAAATCCGTTGCTCTACCGATAGGTTTGTTATAATCATGGTTAAAAAGTATAATTGGATTGCCTTTAAAGTTTTCCAATCCTCCTTTCATCCATGCTTCGCTTTCGATTATATCTCCAGCTCTATCTAGTGCATTTGTACTTGCAGAACCTTTGATGTTTATTCCACCATCTTCGGTTTCGCCTAAAGATTTAAAAGTACTCGTCCATTGATAAATTTTATTTGACATCTTTTTTCTCCACTTTCACAGTCTTTTTAGGAGCAACTTTTTTAGGTGTTACCTTTTTAGGTGCTGCCTTAACTGGCTTTGGTAGATTAACAGGATGTCGTTTTGCTACATACGATAAAATTCTATTCCAGCTACCTATTTTTCTACGTAAAACGTAGTCAAATACTGGAACATCGTTACCATATGATTTGTATTCAGCTAATGTCATTGTTTCAACGCCTTTTGACGCCATAAAGTCTGAAAAAGCCTTTACCATCATATCTTTTGTCATAATTATTCTTCCTCGCTTGGCGGAGTTTCTTGTGGCCTCCCGCCTTCTTCTGGGTTGACTGCTGAACCTGCGATATTTGCAGGAACTCTTGGTGAATCAAACCCTTCGATTGTTTCAAGTCGTAACGCCTCCCGTGCTTCATTCGGTGTCATTATACCTGTATTCACAAGTGTGGCGTAATAGCCAGCTTGGTCTCTCAATTCTGGTTGAAGAGCAGGTATATCTGATACATTCTCATCAAGTTTGAAACCGAAAAATCTCTCGAAAGCATATGCTATTTTATTAGTAATAGGTAATATGGTTTCTAAATAAAACAAACGGTGGTTAGGTCGCAAATTTGCGTTATTACCACTGTCCATTAAAATTGGAGGAATACCTAAAGCTTTTAAGATTATCTTTTCGTTTGAAGCAATTCCTTCTTGAAAGTCTAAGTCTTTAAAACTAATTTCTGTTAAGTTTTCCACCTCTAATCCACCGTCTAAAAACAATGGTCTTCTGCCACCTGACTGTGGATTGTATCTAGCAACCCATGCCTGTAACATTCTTTCTTTAATTTTCTCTGAAAGAGTGTTTGGTGATTTTAAAACTAATCCAGGCACTGCTCCATTCTTGAAGAAGTTATCCTGAAATCTTCTCATGCTACCTAGTAACTGCATAGTTCTAAGTGCTGGTTTTAATCTTGGTACTCCTCTATAAATAGATTTAAAGGAGTTTTCTTTAATATGTATAATTTCTGAAGGCTTGTAGTCTATAGTATTATCATATGAAAACTTTTCAATGTAAGTGTTATCATCAGTATGTATAGTTACATGCTCCGCTGGAAGATGGTACAGATGTGCGCCATCAAAGTACACAAAGATATTTCCATCAATCAGTAAGTCTATTAAGAGATTTCTTTTAAATGTGCTTACATCTTGAAATGGATTAGGCTCTGTGTTTAATAACAAGTCTACTCTACTTCTTCTAATATTTTTAACTACAGGATTTGCTCCTTGTATCTTTTCTCCAATGTCGAAAGGTATCTCAGCTGCGTCATCCACTATCATGTTGACTGCTCTGTTGACTATTTCTAATTGTTCGTAAGCATTTCTATAGCTATGTATTACTTCTTGAGACTGAACAGTAGTACCTTGGTCACGAGATATAACATATTGCGCAGGGTTTTCTTTAACCTCTGAGCTTCTGTTTATAAATCTGTCATACCATGCCATATTTGTCTCTCTGTATCTCGACCCATCTTTGTTGTTTTGTCGCTGTTACTAGCTTTGGGCGTTTTCCGTATATGGCATGTAATCTTAAATGATGACTATGACATAATGTAACAGCATGTGTATAAACTTTATCTTCGTTTTCTTTTATAAATTGTTCACGAAGTTCTAATATTTCTTGTTCTTGAGTTATAGTTATCTTGTTTTTATGTAACCAAGTTTCTAGTAGTTCGGTTAACCCATAAAAATGATGGAAGTCTAGATTTTGTTGTTCTCTACAAATGTAACATTCCGTGTCTTTTTTATATTTAGACTTGGCCTTGTCACGAACATATTTTACTAAATCTCTTTTTAAATCCATAACTTTACTTGTATAATAGAATTTTATCAAACTTTCAAGCTAAAGTCAAGAACTATTTTTTGAAGGGGTAATTAAAAGCTAGTGACGCTTGTCTCAAACGAGTATAATGCGTAGCGAAGGGCGTCTGCCATGTGAGATGCCATATTGTGTTTGGGTTTTTCCCTTAAAAGATTAGGGTTAGGATCCCATTGGTACTGGTCTAAAGAAGCTAGGCTTTCTTTACATGCTTGATGTACCATTAGATTATCATTATCTACTATACCTGCCACATGACCTATACCGTCTAATACAGATTTCTTTGCGTTAATAGTAGTAATATCGTAATTTTGTGCAAAGTCAAATCTTGTTTGTTGAGCTGCAGAGTCAATATAGATATAATCTATATCCCATTTGTTTATAAGTTTCTGTATTTGAAGTGCATGTTGTTCTGTTGTTTTTTCTGCGTCTAAGTACTCGTCTAATAAGTAGTACTTTTGTGAGTCCCAGTCGTATGCTATTACACAAAAAGCAGTAGGGTCTCTATACCCTACGTCCATCCCTGCAAATACATCCATCTTACTAAGGTCTAGTTCTGATAAATCAGCTACGCATTCTTCGTGACTAAATGCCCATACTTGACCTTCAAACACATTAAAGTCTGCCATGTATTCTTGGTTAAATTCAGACTCAGACATAGTTTTCTTTGCTTCTACGATATCTTGTTCTGAAATACGTGGATTTTCGTGGTAGGTTGCTTTGATAGAACACCACTCTGGAAACTGGTCTGAGAATCCTCTTTGCCAAAATTCTGAAAACCAATTATTCCTACCCCTTGGAGTAGATATAAAGAGTGCTTTTGAGTTCTCTTTATCTAGTGTGGGCCTGAGCGCAACATTGAAAGCATCCCTCCCGTCAACGAGAGCGGCCTCGTCGAATATGATGAGATCATATGATCTACCCACAACCGAGTCAACTTGGTTAACGGAACCCATACGTATTGTAGAACCATTAGAAAGTTCAATAACTTTATCTTTTGCATTGTCTCTTGTGACCTCCAAGTCAAAATGCTTAATCAGTCCTCTTTGTAATTCAAAAGATATCTGAGAAAGCGAGTAGTTAGGTGACATTAATAAAACATTAGAGCCAGGCACTAAAGTAATTAATTGACCTATTATATTTGCAATATAAGTTTTACCTTGCCTACGTGAAACTGCGGCAGTAATAAAACGATATTTAGGATTGTTGATTGCATTGATGATTCCATGCTGTGAAGTGTTTGGTGTAATTCCGAGTAAATTCATATACCCATCAATAGGTAATTTTATAAATCTTCTATCATCAAACTTCATTAAACCGTCTGATAGTATGTCTGTTCTGCTAATTTGTATCAATGTATTTTCTCGTTTTCAAATAAAAAGTAACTTTCCTCTTCTTCTAGTATTCCAAAGTCTTTTGCTTTTTCATATAAGTAGCAATAGGAAGCTGATAGTTGTTTCAGTTTTTCTTCTGACGGTGTTAAATCTCTTCGTTTTTCGGTATGTAGTACTTGTGCTAAGAATTTTCCTGCATGTACTTGTCCCTCGTCTAGCCATAGTAATCTTCCGTCTTTTTCTGGTGTGCTCATCTAGTCTCCTATATGTATTAAATCATTTGAAATGTGGTCATTGTGCGTTGGTGGAAGATATGGCCATTTCATATATTCCCAGGCAACACTATACCTGAAATCTCTACTAGTATTCTTATAACATCCATGAATTAAGTTAGGATGAAAAAATACTGCAAAAGGTTCGTTTAATTCTACGTCTACAATGTCTACTTTTGGATTTAGGTTTATCCAATTGAACACTCCATGAGAAGATTTATCATGTTTAAATATTCCTCTAGTATGAGAGCGTGGAACTACTCGTAAACATCCGTTTTCTTTTGTTGCTCCATTAACAAATACGTCGCAACTTACTAATCTATCAGGAATTGCATTTATATAATAATTATCTTGGTGCCAATCTACTGAAAATCCTACTTTAGGCATCATTGGAAAAAATTTAGATATGTAAGTACCTAAACTAGTTGTCTTTAGTAGCCTTTGTGCCACTGATAATAACTTTTTATGTCTACCTAACTCTTTTAATTCATCTGAATAAGCCATAGCACCCTGTAATTTACAGGGATTGCCAGGGCTATTATATATCCATTGGTCTTTCTGCGC